TATAGATTACGTGTGATAGATGGTAACGATGTTTATGTTATAACTGATAATAGATTACGCTTTAAAATAACTAAAACAAGCTCATGGGAGCCAAACAAGGCCTTAATCTATCTATACAATCTATCGGCTGATACATCATCGATTTTTGATAAAGACAATATCAAAATTGAGCTTGAATGTGGTTACATTAATGATGCAGGATTAATACCATTAACGACAATTTTTGTCGGAAATATTGTTAATAGTCGAACATATAGACAGGGAGTAGATACAATCAGTGAAATTGAATTAGGCGACGCACAAAATGAAGTCTTGCGGAAAATAGTTAATAAAACATTTACGGAAAAAAGAACATACTTACACATCGTTAATTATATTATTTCGGTTATGCGTATCCCAGTGAGAGAAGAAACTTTAAAACTAATACCAAATAGTAAAGTCAAAAATGAAGACGTGAGCTATACATTATCGGGCCGAGCCAGTGACGTATTGGCTCAATTATTAGTGCCTATTGGCATTAATTACACTATTCAGAACTATCAATTGATTTTCTACCCCATAGATAAACGAGTGGTACAAGAGGAGGCTTATCGATTGAATTATGATACGGGTTTGATATCTACAGAAAAAATGATTGAATCGGGCATTAATTCGTTATTTATTGCGGGCAATATCTACACAGTTAAAGCCTTAATAAATCCAGCCGTATACCCTACACAGATTATCTATATAGAATCAGAAATAAATAAACTCGATGGTCAATATAAAGTGATCACGGCTGAGTATAGCGGAGACACACACGATGGCGATTGGTTGATGAAATTGGAGGTGGAGCAAAATGTTTCTAAAAACGGATAACTCAACACCAACATTTATTGAGGCCATTAATGCATTAATTGATAATGTGATGGTGAACGTTCACACATCTATACCAGCAATCGTTCAATCATATAATCCAAATAAAAAAACCGTTGATGTTATACCAGCCATAAAAAAAATAGCGATAACGGGCGAGGCCATAGAATTGCCGGTATTGAGCGATATTCCCGTGGCATACTATCAAACTAATAAATTTTTATTTAGTTTTCCGCTAGAAAAAGGCGATACCGTTCAATTAATATTTAATGAGCGGTCAATAGACAAATGGCGTAAATCGGGCGAGATTGAAACCCCCGACGATTACAGAAAATTTGATTTATCCGATGCGGTGGCATACCCAACCCTAAAAATTAATGATTCAGGGTATCAGGCCAACCCCAATAACGTATTATTAAAATACCAAAATACAGAAATTCAATTATCAGATGGTAAATTAAAACTACAAGGCCAATCGGATGAATTGATTGATTTATGCCAGCAATTAGCAACAGCTTGTAGTCAAATTCTGACAAATACCCAGATGGGGCCACAAGCACCAATCAACGCAAGTACGTTTTCAAGTATTGCTACAAAATTGGGGAATATTAAACTATGAGGAGGTTTTTTTAATGACTATGGACGCAAATAGGCTAGGTTCATCGATGAATAGTGCCATTGATTTAGTATTGGCCGATATCGCTAGTAATCCAGCCGGCACACCAATGACGGACGCACAACGGCAGGCTTTCGCTCAGGCATACGCAGGGGCAATAATATCAGAGATAGTTAACAACGCCACTATAACGACACCAGCCGGACCGGGGAGTATTACATAATGGATTTAAAATTAACAAATAATGACTTAGATATCACAAATAATGAGTTAACGTTAATTACGGGCATTGACGAGACATCGCAAAATATCACAGTAAATTTAAAGACAATATTGGGCGAGTGGTTTTTGGATGAATCAATCGGCGTGCCGTGGCTTAACGAGATTTTCGTAAAAAGAAATAGCCTATCACAGGCACAAGCGATTTTAATTGATCAAATCAGGCAAACAAACGGCGTAAAAAAGATAAATGATTTGACGTTTGATTTTAATGGTTCAACACGTCAACTATCGGTAAGCACAAGAATACAGTCAGAAGACGGCGATATTATACTCAATGATATTGTACCGGTGGAATGATATAATATAGCTATGAGTTATGGAATAACAACAACCGGTTTTAATCTTAAAACATTAGCCGATATCAGAGATGAGACTACCCTAGCATTACAAGCGTCACTTGGTGCAACGATTAATTTATCAGGGAATAGCCCATTGGGACAGATTAAAGGGGTACTTGATGAGCGTGTGAGTCTTATATGGGAATTGGGACAATTTGTTTATAATTCGCAATACCCAAATACAGCTATTGGGACATCACTGGATAATATAGCCTCAATTAACAACATTGTGAGATTACAAGCCGAGAAAACAAAAGTCACCGCAACGATTACGGGTACGCCGTCAACGGTAGTGAGTGCGGGTTTTCAGGCACACGTACAAGGAAACGATCAATCAGTATTCGAGACCATAGCCGATGTGACAATTGGTGGCGGTGGTACGGTAGACGTAGAGATGCAGTGTACGGTTACCGGCCCAGTACAAGTTTTAGCCAACACATTAAACCAAATAGTAACACCAACGGCGGGGGTATCATCCATTGATAACGCATTGGATGGTGATTTAGGCCGAGACGTTGAAACGGATGCCGATTTTAGGATTCGACGTTTACAATTATTACAACGAAGCGGAACGGCAACCCTTGAGGGGATACGCAATAACGTATTAACAACCGTCGACGATGTTGAGCGTGTATTAGTAATTGAAAATGATGCATATGTTACCGACCCATTCGGTAGACCGGCTAAATCTTTTGAAACCTATGTTTTGGGGGGATTAGATGCCCAAATAGCTAACGCTATATTTCTTTCTAAACCGGCAGGAATTACAGCCCATGGAGCCGTAACTGTAAACGTTACCGATTCACAAGGCAACAGTCACACCATAGGTTTTTCACGACCCACTGAAATCGATATTTATTTAATTATTAACATTGTTCCCAACACGAACCCAGCCGAGGGAGATATTTACCCCGTCGATGGCGACACGCAGGTCAAAAATGTTATTTTAGCTTATGCCAGTACTCTTAATATTGGGAATGATGTAATCATTAATAGGCTATATACGCCAATTAATACTATAAGTGGCGTTATAGGTATTGAGATATTGGCAGGTATTGCCCCATCACCAACACAATCTAACAATATTAGTATTGATGCGTTTGAATTGGCGGTGTTTGACTCTTCAAGGATAATCGTTAATTCATGATTGAAATAACCAACCATACAGCACAGGCGATTGATCGATTAATAACGCAATACAGCGAAGCCCCAAATATTGAGGCTATTATTACGGCGTATGGGACACAGGTACAAGAATTAGAGACCATGTTTTTTGAGGTCCTAAATGAACGATCAATACAGGCCAGCGTAGGGCAACAATTAGATAATTTTGGGACCATTATCGGGCAACCACGACAAGGTTTTAGTGATGACGTTTATAGAGTTTTACTATATAACCGTATCGCACAAATCAATTCAGAGGGAACCATTGAGGAAGTATTATCAATTTTTAAAACCTTAATGGGTGCTAGTAATGTCATCTATGATGTATTAGGGCCTGCACACATATCACTAAACGCTATGGACGCTGAACCATTAGGCTCATACCCCGATATTATACGAGCCGTAAACAATGCGAAGCCCGTGGGCGTTGCCATTGATCTAGTGGCCACTCATACCGGATACGTTGGGTTTGATGGCGATATTGATGGGTTAGGGTTAGGGGACGTTAACAATGCCAGCGTTGGAGGATATCTAAGCGATTTATTTAGTTATATTGAAATAATTCCCTTATATATGGCATTCGATGGCGACGAAGACGGTGCAGGGTTAGGAGATGTTACTAATGACGCAATAGGAGGTTTTTTAAGTGAATTATAAAATAATAGGAGGTATAAAAAATGGCAACTAAACCAACATTGAATTTGCCGGAGTGGGCGAGTTCGGAACCAGTGGGGACAAACGTAATTGAGCCAACGAGTCGAAAAACAACGGGCTATACAAAAAATCTACAAGGTATACCAGAAAAACCAACATATAAGGAATTAAA